CAAATACATGATGCTCTTGATGATACTCTTCAGTTATATCAAGAACGTCATTATAATGGTATTGAGAGAATGTATCTCAAATACAAAATTACTCAAGAAGATTTAGATAGAGGTAGAGCAAAAGGAACTGATGGAGTTGGTATTGTTACTACAAGTGGTATATCTACAAACTCTGCAGGAACTGTATCAAGTAATTTTTATGAGAGTTCAAATTTTTTATCAGTTCCAGAGCACGTTCTTGGTGTAAATAAAATATTTAAGTTTGATACAAGTTCAATATCGGGTGGAATGTTTAGTATTAAGTATCAGTTATTCTTGAATGACTTATACTATTTCAACTCAGTTGAACTATTGCAATATGCAATGACAAAGACTTATCTTGAAGATATAGATTTTTTACTTACAACTGATAAGCAAATAAGATTTAATCAAAGACAAGACAGATTATACTTAGATATAGATTGGGGTGCACAGTCATTAGATACATTTATCGTGATAGATTGTTTTCGTGCTCTTGATCCAGAAGAATATAAACAAGTATACAATGACCCTTTTGTAAAGAGATATTTTGTTGCATTGATGAAAAAACAATGGGGTATGAATTTAATTAAGTTCAGAGGAACTAAGTTACCAGGTGGAATCGAATTGAATGGAAGAGAAATCTACGATGATGGAGTTAGAGAGATAGAGGAACTCAGGTCAAGGATGATGATGGACTATGAGACTCCTCCTCTTGATTTCATTGGGTGATGATTAATGGCACTAAATCCACATTTTTTACAAGGTTCAAGAGGTGAACAAAGACTAATTCAAAGTTTAGTCAATGAACATCTAAAAATATATGGTGTCGAAGTCACATTCATTCCCCGTAAATTTGTAAATCAGTCAACAATTATAGAAGAAGTACAAGCATCAAAATTTGATGATAACTTTTTAATTGAAGCATATGTTGAGAATTATGATGGATATGCAGGTGCTGGAGATGTTTTAACAAAATTTGGAATGAGTTTAAGAGATGAGGTAACTCTTACTATTTCAAAAGAAAGATTTGAAGAATTTATTGCACCTTTTATGGATGCGGATGATGATATAGAATTGTCATCTCGACCTCGTGAAGGTGATTTAATATTTTTCCCACTTGGACAAAGGTTATTTGAAATTAAATTTGTTGAGCACGAAGAACCTTTTTATCAATTAGGTAGCAATTACGTTTACAAACTTAAGTGTGAACTCTTTGAATATGAGGACGAAGTTATCGATACTTCAATTGACGCTATTGACACACAAGTTGCAGATGACGGATACATTGCTGAACTAAAACTTGTCGGAGTTGGTAGAACAGCAACAGCAACAGCATCAGTTGCTAGTGGATATATTCGTGAAATATTCTTGAATAATGATGGTTCAGGATTTACAGGAACTCCTACAGTATCTATTTCTACTTCACCAAGTTCTTTAAACTTTTCCGATGCTACAGCAGTCGCATTTACAACATCAAGATCAAATGTAACATCTATAGAAAAAATATTATTAACGAATGCTGGATTTGGATATACAGAAGCACCCACTATCACGATTTCTGGTGGAGGAGGAACTGGTGCAGCAGCTACCTGCTCAATTAATACAACATCAAATGGTATCGTAAGATTTAACGTTTTAGATGGTGGAATAGGATTTGGAACTGCTCCAATAGTGAATATTCCTATTCCAAATGCTGGTGTAGCAAGTGATCGTGCAGTCGGTCTTGCATCAATCGGAATCGATGATTCGACTGGATTTAACGAAGTTAAGAGTATATTTGTAGTAAATCCAGGTGCAGCATATACCTCAGCTCCAACTATCACAATATCAAATCCAGAGACAATCAGTGGTATTGGAACATACTTCTTCAATGAAATTGTTCAAGGTATGCGTTCAGGAACACAAGCAAGAGTCAAAAATTGGGATTTTGATACTGGAATTCTTAGAGTTGGTAATGTTGGAATCGGAACAACTACCACAGAATTTATCGCTGGTGAAGATATCAAAGGACTAACCTCTGGTGCAATATTCAGTGTCTCTGTATTTGATGATGAAGATAGTAACGATAAATATAATGAAGGAGATATTTTTGAGTCAGAAGCAGACTTGATAATAGACTTTTCTGAATCAAATCCATTTGGTAATTTCTAATGTTAGGGAATTATTTTTATCACGAAATTATAAGAAAAACAGTAATCGCTTTTGGCACACTGTTTAATGATATACATGTGCGTCACGATGACGGAGCAGGAAATGTTATATCAGATTTAAAAGTTCCAGTTGCATATGGTCCTAGACAAAAGTTTTTAGCAAGAATTACACAGCAAGCAGAATTAAATAAAGCGACTCAAATAACATTACCAAGAATGTCTTTTGAGATTACCAATATATCATATGACTCTACAAGAAAAGCAGGTATAACACAAACATTCAAAGCAAAGGATGTTAATAACGACCAAATGAAAAAAGTCTTTATGCCAGTTCCTTACAATCTTGGATTTGATTTAAACATCTTAGTTAAACTACAAGATGATGGACTACAAATTTTAGAACAAATATTACCATTCTTCCAACCAGGATTTAATATATCAATTGATTTAGTAAAATCGATTGGAGAAAAAAGAGATATACCAATGGTTCTTCAAAATATTTCACAACAGGATGATTATGAAGGAGATTTTGCAACTCGAAGAGCATTAATTTATACGTTATCATTTACTGCCAAAACATTTTTCTTCAATCATATTGCAGAGACTCCAGAAGGTCTAATCAAAAAAGTTCAGTTAGATTACTACTCAGATACTAATACAAGTGCTGCAAAACGTGTACAAAGATATACTGTTTTACCTAAAGCGAAAAAAGATTACAACGAAGATAATGTTATAGATACACAAGATGATGTATTAATTGAACCAGGTGATGATTTTGGATTTACTGAAACAAGCACGTTTTTTGGTGATTCAAAAAACTTTGCACCAAATAGAGGGGTAGACATCTAATGAAATCTTACACGCAGTTTATTAAAGAAGTTAATACATCCGTATATGGTGAAGTAACAGTAGGTTCTAAACCTTCAACAATCACTAAAAAATCCATATCGTCAGGAATTGATAAAGCAATTAAAAATATTGGTTCAGGAAAAGGTGAATCTACAGTTGCAAAAAAGGGGGGATATGGTTTATCAGGTGGTGTAAACATAAGTATGAGAGGTGGTTCAAGTCAATCACCAACTAAAACTAAAACTAAAACAAAAGTAAAACCAGCAAAAACTACTGATCCAATTAAATCAATACCATCAAATGATAAAGAACCAAACAGACCAAATTTAGTTAGTTCCTCATCATCTCCATCCACACAATCTTCATCCACACAATCTCCATCTAGAATTACAGATCCAAAAACACAAAGAATTTCTAATATGAGAATGAGGACAATGTAATGAAAAAAGGATATGATTCACTAAATGATACTTTCAACACTGATGGTGATATTGAAGTTGATGCAATAGTGAAAACCAATGAGGTAGAAAAAGTTGATGAAGTTAAAAAAGATTATGATTATACAAGAGGAAATTTATATTCACTGATAGAAAAAGGACAAGAAGCTATAAACGGTATTATGGAAGTAGCAGGTGAAACTGCTAGTCCAAGAGCATATGAAGTAGCTGGACAACTTATTAAATCCGTAGCAGATACCACAGATAAATTAGCAGATTTACATAAAAAAGTTAAAGATATAGAGGAAGATAATCCTAAAAAACAAAGCACCGTTACAAATAATGCACTCTTTGTAGGTTCAACATCTGAATTATCAAAGATGTTAAAAGACGGATTGCTAAATAATAATAGCTCTGAATAGTCTGTATAATGGCAAAGACTTCCTGTAAAAAGGGACAATACTATTGTAACACTGATAAGAAGTGTAAACCTATTCCTGAAGGATATACCGTTCGTGAGGATGGTTTTCTTGTTAAGGAAGGTTGGTCTGCAAAGTATAAAAAGTCGATTGATTGTAATAACCCAAAAGGTTTTAGTCAGAAAGCACATTGTGCAGGTAAAAAGAAGAAAATGACTGAGGAATCAAATCCTCGTATTGCCCGTAAAAAGGGACAACCTGCAAAGTCAAAAAAACATTCTGATTTATATACTGATGAAGATCCTAAAGGAACTATTCATGGACTTGG